TAGAAAATACCTGATTAAATCCTATAATGAGGTTTCTAAAATCTTTACAAATGGAGATACTCCAGAAATTATTGATGATGCCAATTATCTTAATAACTATTTTAATATCCTAAATGTTGATTTTACTCAGCCGTTAATGGTTGCAGAAGGTCAAATTGACTCAATGTTTTTAAAGAATGGTTTAGCAACATCTGGAGTTTCCAAAGCTAAATCTATCCTAAAGGCAATGGGTGCAGTCGATATTAAAATTATATTTGACCGAGACAAAGCCGGTAAAGATTCAATGCTAGCTTTTATTAAAGATGGATATTCTGTATTTTTATGGAATAGTTTAATGGATGAATTAAAGAAAAAGTTTCCAACTCAAATTATTAAGCTTTCAAAAATTAAAGATATTAATGACCTATTTCTTTTCCTAAATAAACAGGATCCATCATTTACAATTTCTCAATTTCAAGACTTAATAGGTAAGCACTTTAGTAATTCAGTATATGATATAGTCTACCTATAAATATTAATATGAAAGATCCCAATCAAAAAAAGAATATAAAAACATTTCTTAAACCTAGAATCGGCGGATCTATTAAACAGGGGTATTTTAGACCTCAACAGCCAGATCGTTATATGGGCGATCCGGGTCAAATTATCTATCGATCTAGTTGGGAATATAAATTTCTAAAATGGTTAGATTCAAGCCCGTCAGTTCTTAAGTATTCGTCTGAACCATTTGGTATTCCATATTATAATCCAATGGACAAGCGCGGTCATATTTACTATATTGATTTTTTTGTTAAATTGGCTGGACCAACCGGTAACGAAGAAAATTGGTTAATTGAAGTTAAGCCAAACAAATATGTTTCGCCACCAACTAAACCTAAACGCATGACAGATAAGCAAACTGCAAGTTATGTCTATGCAGCAAAGCAGTTTATTACAAATCAGGCAAAATTTGAAGCAGCCCGAGACTATGCTGCACAAAAAGGAATTAAGTTTGGAATTATTACCGAAAACTTCTTGTTTAAAAGTTTGTAGAATATAAAGATGATAAAAACAACATTTAGTTCCCAAATAGACGATTTTAGAAGTAAAGGTGAAAAACTAGAGGATCCTTTCTTTAGCGAACTTTCGCCATTGCCAGACTCAGTTTTTATTCCAGCCCATATCTATACTTTCTTTGCCTTACCAGTTGACGATCAACAAATCCCAACTGCTGATCAATATCTTGATGCAAAGGCAATGGCCAAATACTCAATTAAGAGACCTTATTATGATCAAAGACCAATCGGCATCTGTTTAGCAAATGACGCAGAGTCTGTTACCATATTAAATCTTAAAATAATGCCATTAGGGGCTACCCAAGTTATCCTGAATATACTCTGGCAGACTCTTAATAGTATCATACGTAAATCATATGATGATAAAGGACAATTCATCAATGATACCCAAAAGTTATATCAACTTCCCGAATATGCCCCACTTATGGGATTTAATTCAAATCCATTTGCAATGGTGGATCTTTTTCAAAACGCGAGCGGCGGAAAATTTAACGTGCGTTACGCAGTAAATAAATATCAAAAAGAAGCTATTACCAATCCAAAGCTTATACCCTTTCACCTGGTACCCAGAATTGCTCAAACTAATATTTTTGACGGCATTCAGACAAGATCAATAAGCATGGAATCGGTAATATCACAATTTAACGCATAATTATGGCAGGATTTCTAGACAATATCGGCTTAGGAGGACTTAAATCAAGACTATCAGATTTAAGCCGAGTTGGTATGAAGTACGAGGATCTTTTAATTAAGAACTCACAATCGATAGGTTTTATTGAAAGTCAATTAATGCAAGCTCGAGGCAGTGCTTTACCAGGAGGTCAGACTGACTCTTTAGCAAGAGCAACGATGGCAATCTCAGATACAACATCTGCTCTTAGAACTAAAGCTATTGCATTTTTCCAATTGGATTATGCAACAAAACGCGAAAGACTTAGAGACCTTGCATCAAATGGTGAAATTGAATTTGTAATTGAGTCTATTACAGACGACGTTATTGTATTTGATGAAGATAACAGATTTGCTTATCCAAATGACCTAGTTGGCGAAATGCTCTACAAAGGTAAAAACAAAGAGCAGCGTCTTAAATATCAAGAGAAAGTTATTGACAAATACAATGAAAACTTTGAAAAAATCTACAACGCATGGGGTTTCAACGAAGGAATTTCAGCATGGCAGTATTTCTTTCAATGGTTAATTGAAGGTCACTTAGCATTTGAAATTCTCTATGATGACTTACAAAATCCAAGAGAAATTATTGGATTTAAGGAGATTGACCCTTCTACACTATATCCACAAATTAAAAAGGATGCAGCTGGAAAGATCTTTTTAGAATGGGCACAAAAAGTTCCTGGTGAATCTAAAGTAAGAACCCTTACTGATTCTCAGGTTTTATACCTATCATATTCAAACCACTTTAGAACAAAACGTATCTCGTTTGTTGAAAGAATGGTTAGATCATTTAACTTAATGCGTGTTATTGAACACTCTAAAGTTATTTGGCATACAATGAACGCTCCGATTCGTTTAACAACTAAAGTTCCAATTGGAAGTAAGTCACTAAACAAAGCAAAGGAAGATGTTCGTGAATTTGCAAACCAATTAAAAGAAGATATTTTCTTTGATACTAATACTGGTGAAATTCAGGTAGACGGCCGTCCAAATCTACTATTCTACAAGAATTATATTTTACCAGTTAATGACCAAAACCAGTCAATTGAAATTGCACCACTAGAATACGCAGGTCCTAATATGTCTGGCTCTGAACTTCTTAACTACTTTAAAGAAAAGTTAAAGATGGATTCAAAAATCCCTTATTCAAGATGGGATTCAGCAAATGGTTCAGGTCAATATACAATGAATGCTGAAGGTATTCGTCGAGAAGAGATTCGTTATAATAAATTTGTAACGCGTTTGCGCTCTGCATTTAAGGAACTTTTAACCAAGCCTCTATATTTACAAATGTGTCTTGATTTTAAAGACTTAAAGGATGATTATCGTTTTAAAAATGCAGTTGGTATTAACTGGCATGATGATAACGTCTTTGAAGAAATTAAACAACAGGACTTACTTAATAAACGTCTTGCAACAATTAACGCTCTTAAAGGAGTTGTTGATGATGAAGGCAAACCATACTTCTCTACTGAATACTTGGTTAAAGAGTATTTACGTATGAGTGATGAAGATCTTCAAAAGAATAGAGACTATATGAATCAAACTCCAACTGGAGAAGGTGAAGCTGGAGAAGCCGCAGCACCTGGAGCTGCTCCTGAAGCAGGTACTGCACCGGAAGGTGGAGCTGGTGCTGAAGCCGCAGCTGGCAAAGAAACCGCATCTGAATTAGGCGCGCCTGGAGCTCTATAATAACTAACAATTTTTCATAAAAAAAGCCGCAATTTGCGGCTTTTTCTTTTTATATCGAATCAGTTATTTGTATGCAATAACAAATCTAGCCTTACCGTCAATTGTTAATAATAGGTGTATAGAATCTTTAAATTGATCTATTCCATCTGGTACAAGATAAGCCTTAACTTCAAAGTTTCTATTCTTTAATAGCGAACAATATTGTTTTAACTGGTAACGTACGCCGATTTCCAATCCAGCTAAATCTACTGAGTCTGAAAAATCAAATAAGAACGACTCTTCGTCTACTCCATAATCGGACCCACCGAGTACAGTTTTAGTTGGAGTCAATAGCGTCATTTTAATTTGAGCTAATAGCACCTGCAATTCTTCCCTTTCAATAAATGAAAGTTCTTCGTATCCAGGGTCGTTTTCGTGTTTTAAGTAAATATCAGTAATCATATTAGAATCTCATTGTATACATCCAACCAGCAGAGTTTTCGCCTTTAATTGCTTCCAAAACAGCTGTCATTTCAGTATCAGCCTTTGTTACTAGGTTGGTGTAATTTATTTTAACATCTCCTGGTAGTACATAGTCAAATGTAGTAATCATTTCCCCAAGTCTCTGTTTAGACTTTGCTCTG